TAGGAGGACAAGAGAGTGCTGAGTTAATTTCAGATGACCAAAATGATTTAACACAAGTACCATCAAGAATTATGTCCGTTTACATTGACCATGAATCGTGGTATAATAAAGGCTGGCCAGCTGATCCCGAAGATAGTAGTGCTAAAAGTCCTACTCCATTTGCTGATTGGCAGAAATATTATGCAACTCAGGCTTTAACAAGGTATGAGTTTTTGAAGAATCAATATGCTACTGTTCAGATTGCTGGTAATTCTGGTATTTGTGCAGGAGATTTAGTTGATCTTAGATTGTCAAATAAACTGCCAGCAGAGGCTACAAAAGATGAACCATTTGATAAAGAGAGTAGTGGAGTGTATCTCGTTGAAGAGGTTACACATGAATACGCTAAACTTGAAAATGCAAATGGTCGTTTTATCACAACCTTAAGACTTATGCGTGATTCTTTTGGTATGAAGGATAGAATTTCTACCCATGGCCAATAAATAATCTTACCACCGTAATAAAATTATGGCACAAATCAAACACGATTTAGATCATGAAGTTTACTTTGATCCAAAGGATCATAAGGAGCATACTAATCATGGTATGCATGAGTATTCTGAAGAGGATTTAAAAACTTCACACGCTTACTATGAGGAGTATCATAAAAATGATGATCCTGAGACAGGTATTAATGATTACCATCTCAGACATCAGGATAAGCAACTAGATCAGTATTGCGATAATCATCCTGATGCTTTTGAATGTAGAGTATATGACGAGTAATTAATGGATCAATTAGCATCACAACTGATACCAACCAATAGAGTTGGTAATGATGGATTCAACTGGTGGGTTGGTCAGGTGGAGGAATCTGCCTTACACCACGAGAATAAGAACATTAAGGGTGGTGCTAGATATAGAGTTAGAATAGTAGGAGATCATCCTAAAGATCCTGAGACTTTACCAACATCGGAACTTCCTTGGTGTCATGTAATGATGCCAGTTAATGTTCCTTTTATGCCTGGTAACACTGCTGGAGCACATCCACAGTTACAGAAGGGATGTTGGGTCATTGGATTCTATCTTGATCCAGATAGACAGAAACCGATCATTATGGGGTCTATTGGACAGACCCCAGGTGCTACAAGTAAAGTAGTATATTCGAGACCTGATGATTATCCATTCACTACGGCAATTCCTAGTGATGATATAAATGTGGCTAGTGAAGGTGTAGTTCAGAAGGAGAATGTAAAAGGTGAACAGACTGACCTTGCAAATCTTAATAGAACTACTGGTCTTTTAGATTCAGGTAAAGAAGATACTGGTAGTGATGTAGTCAGTTCCTCTACAAAGCCTGGCCGTAATACTTTAACTGTACTCAAAGACGAGAGTTGGTGTCAGAGTGTAGCAGAGAAATGTGATAAGGTAGAATTTAAGAAGGATTTAAAATTTTATATTGCAGAATTTCTAGAAGAAGTTCAGAATAATAATGGAAAGATAGGTACGTATCTTATTGATAGAGTAACAGGAAAACTTTTTGATGCTAAGGGTGTTGCTAGAAAGTATATTAAGAAGGTAATGGCGGTTATCAAGAAGTTTATCGCTAAGATTAAGGGATTTATAATAGGTAAATTAAAAGAAGCAGTAAAATGGCTTACTGAAGCAATAATGCGTCCTGATGATAAAGGTAATGCATTAACTCCAGTTACTAAGTTCTTTAATAAACTACTGAAGGACTTAGGATGTTCAATGGCAGATATTGGTGATCGTTTGATGGAATGGTTAACTAATGTTTTGATGAGTTATGTTGAGCAAATTTATCGTTCTGTTGCTTGTCAGATTGATTCATTAGTCAATGGTATTCTTTCCAAATTGTTTGATTTATTGAATAATCTATTAAATTCAATATTAGGACCATTACAGGCGATTCTTGGGGCAATTGCAGCTCCACTTAACATCATTGGTGGTGCTATAAACTATGTTCTTAATCTTTTAGGTATTACTTGCACTGGACCTGACAGAACATGTCAGCAGTATTCTAAGGTATGTGTTGATGGTGTTAAAGTTGATGAAACAGATGCAGATGAAGAAGATAAAAATTGGTTGGATAATTTATTAGATAGTATTGATAATTTATCTCCTTCAACTGGAGAAGATTATACACAGTATGTTTGTGATGAAGCATATACTGGTAAACCATTAACAGTTACTACTGTTGGATTTGTTGGTGGATTACCATTACCAAATGGAGGTGGATCTACACCAGAAAAACGAAAAATTAGATATTCTATAGATGATATTACGGTAACTGAAGGAGATTTTGCTAAATTTACAGTTACTAGAAGTGGATATACAGATATAGCATCATCTTGTACATGGAAGACACTTAAAGAGCAAGGTACTGCTACTCCTGGTGTAGATTATATTGCAGATGATGGTATTGTTGGATTTGCTCCTTATGAGACTACTAAAGAAATTGAAATAAGAACTTTGTATAATGTTGAATCGGAATTAGAAGAAGATTTCTTTGTATATCTTAAGAAGAGTACTCCTGGAGCAGGTAGTAAGATAGGAATTAATTTTGTTAAAAATCTTGGTAAGTGTACTATTATAGAGAAACGGATTAAAGAGAAGGGTGATCCTTATACACCAAAACCATCAGATCCTGGTACATTATTAGATCTTGTTGATTGGCCTGTTAATGAAGAGATAGAAGAAGTAGGAACATCACAAACATATGCTGTTGCTGCCAATAGAACTACTGTACCTGAAGATGAATTTGTAATATACACTATTTCTACTACTAATGTAGAAAATGGTACTGTTCTTTACTGGACTCTTAGTGGATCAAATATTACTTCTCAAGATATTATTGGTGGAGAATTATATGGATCTTGTGTAGTTAATGATGGGAAATCTTTCGTAACAGTTGGTATAGCAGAAGATAATCAAGTTGAAGAGGTAGAAACATTAACATTTACTCTTAATGGTACTGGTGCTTCAGTTGATGTCTATATTACTGCTGGTGATAACAGTCTTTCTGATTTTGATGATGGTGAAGGAGAAACAGCAGAGAATCAATATCAAGAATTTAATTTACCTACTGTAGGTAATGTAATAACTGATGGTAATGGTAGTATTATTGATATTCCAATAGATCAAACTGGATCTCCTTGGGAAGAACCACCATATGTCTTTGTTTCTGGTGAAGGAATAGGAGCAATTGCCACTGGATTGTTAGATGAGAATGGGTATCTTACAGAAATTCGTGTCAAGAAAGGTGGTTATGGATATAAGATAAATGATCCTGAGTCGAATGGTGTTCGCTGTATAATAGATTCCTTTACTGTTATTAGACCAGGTAGCAATTATACAGAGAAGCCAGTTGTTTATGTTAATGGAGAAACAGATGTTGCAGAAGCAATTATTAATGAAGATGGATTCCTTATAGGTGCAAGAGTATTGAGAAGAGAATTAACATTTGATGAATATCCTGAAGTTAGAGTTATTGGTTCAGGAGCAGGTGGTAAATTAATACCATCACTTAAATGTCTAAGTACCAATGAACTGGCCACAGTTGGTGCTACTAAGATTGGTACTGGCCGCTACGTTGATTGTCCATAATGGCTACTATTACAAAAGTTGCAGATCCTAAAACTCCTAATGAGACCCAAACTCTTAAGGATGCTCCTAAAATATCTACTGCGTGGAAAGGACACTTTAGTAGATCTGAAATTAATGAATATCTTTTACCTGGCAAAGATAGAACTTCGACTCTCTTGAGGATATGGGGTCCAGCAGAGGGTGGTGCTAGGATTAAGATGGATGATATTGGAGGTATCGCCCTTATTTGTGGTAGACACGATGCAGGATATGGTAATGGTAGTGGAAGATTGAATATAAAATCACATGGAGGATTGTGGAAAAATGAAGGCACTCTTCATATATCTTGTAACCAAGAAGATAGTGGTGCTTCAAAAAAAGATAAAAATGGTGAAGCTAAGACTGATAAGGATGCAATAAATGTAAAAATTGAATCTGGTAATTATACAGAGGTAACAAATGGTGGACAAAGATATATTGAGGCAAATATAGTTCATATCAAGGCCATAGATCAATTAATATTAGAAGGTGAAAATGGTATTAGAATGATTACAGGAGGTGATATAGTAAGATCTGCAACAGATGAAACGAATATAGTTGATAATAAGATGGATCTCATCTTTGGACAAGATTTAAAAACAGGTGTTAAAGAAAACACAACTATTTCTTTCGATCCTCGTGCTACTCAAACAGTTCTTACTCCAGGTCATTTAAACCATAAGATCCTTGGAGATTATAAGCTTTGGGTCGCTGGTAATTATCAACATTGGACTGCTGGATTGCAACCTGGCACAAAACTTATAAAAAATGCTCCTGCTTCTGTTGATATTAGGTCATTCTTAGATGACCTTAAAATAAAGGCACAGAAAGGCATAGAAATGATAACGGATACTGGAGGGATAGCAGCAGAAGCAAAGGAAGGAGATATTGATATCCTGACAAAAGAAGGTGATATGAACTTTGGAAGCACTGGAGATGCTAGAATAGAATCTACATCTGGAGACTTGACTCTAAAAGGAAAGGAGACAACATCCATTTCTGGTAAATCTGTAGAAATTGATTCTACAGATGGTGATGTTAAGATCGCTACAACAGGTGGTATTATTAAGTTGAACTAGTGTGCCAGTTGATAAACTGTCACAAGGGGGGTTGTCCGATCCCGAAGAAAATGTTAATATTATAAATAACTTGAGTGGAGGCAACTTCACACAACTTAATAATAGACAAAGGCCCGAAAGATCGTACCCTGCGTTGAATGAAAACAGATCCCATGTCGAGGGACTCTATCATCCGCAGGATTTTTTTATTCTTGCGAGACACTCAAAAACACAAACATGTCAATCAAATCAACAATCGCTGCTGTTGCAGCATCTCCATTCCTACTCGCTGGTGCAGCTTTTGCTGGTCCATACGTGAATGTTGAGAGCAATATCTCATATCCTGACGGAGACTACTCTGCAGCTACTACTGATCTTCATATCGGTTATGAAGGACAAGCTTCTGAGAAAGTTGCATTCTATGTACAAGGCGGTCCTGCTTTCACAGCAGTAGACGGAACTGATGGTTCTGAAGGTGAACTATCTGGAAAAGCAGGTCTTAGTGTCGCTGCTACAGATTCTCTAGGAATCTACGGTGAGCTTTCAGGCATTACTGACGAAGATTCTTCAGGTGACGATATCGTTAACTGGGGTGCTAAAGTTGGTGCTAAGTTCACATTCTAAATTCACAGAGTGAATGATATTAGGAGGGGTTGCGACCCCTCCTTTTTTATGCTATAATTTCTCCAGCGTTAAATATAATATGCTATCAGATGCACTAATTGAAGCATTGCGTGATGTTAGAGGTGGCCTTCGTGTTGCCCTAGCACAAGCAGCAAAGGATGGAGATATTGAAACAATCAATAAAATAACTAATCTACTAACAGATGTAGTAACTCTACAGGAGAAGGGAACATAATGACAAAAAGAACATATACTATAGAAAAGAAGAATCCACAACACAATCAAGTTTGGGAGTGGGAAGAAACTCCAGAACTATTGGAAGCATTGCGTGTATTAGAAAAATCTTCAAAGGCAGTAAAAGAGGATGAATAATGATTATAGTTTTTATAATCGTAGGCATTCTTTTTGCCTTAGTAGGAGTAGGAATCTGGTTTACTTTTGGGCCAGGTAAAAAGGATGTTAGAGATCCTATAGCAGAACATGCTAAAATGCATGAATTAGGTATTGCACACGGACATAGCAAAAAGTGAACGAATTCTTATCATTATTAGAGGGTGTCTTCTCAAATAAAACACAAGCACAGTGTCATCCAACACGCTATGCTCATATTTGGGTGACATACAAAAAAATTAGTGAGAATAGATATTATGGTGAACAGGCATATAATTATATGAGGCAGAGACCTTATTTACAGTATGTCATTGATATAGTTGAGGATAATGGTACGTTTCGTACAAAGAATCACGAGATCATCAAGACTCCTGAGAGATATTGTAATGGTGCTAATGTAGAAGAGATAACAGACGAACATTTAAGATTCCGTGAGCATTGTGATTTAGTTTTTAGAAAGGTAGGACACAATAGATATGAGGGTGGTACAGAAGGATGCAAGTGTTATGTTGATTGGGGTGGAAAGAAAACTTATATCATTAATCAAATAAGATTAGATGAGAATGAGTTACATATACTAGATACAGGTAAGGATGTTAATACAAACCAGAGAGTCTGGGGTTCTGAATACGGGTATCTTAAATTTGTGAGGCAATAGTAATGCCAATTAAAGACAAGGAAGCAAATAGGAAATATCAAAGAGAGTGGGCTAGAAAAAACGGGAAGACAAAGAGAAAGAATCAAGTTGGTCATAGGAGGAGAAAACAGATGGTGGATGAGGCCAAGTCTCATCCATGTGTTATATGCAATAAGCAGTATCCAGTGGAAGTTATGGAACTTCATCATATAGATCCTGCTTCTAAGATATCTACTATATCTCAGTTGCAATGTATCGCATCTTATGCTAAACTCAAAGATGAGATAGATAAGTGTGCTCCCTTATGTGCAAATTGTCACAGATTACTTAATCACGGTTATGTCGATTTACCAGAACTTATCTTATTGCCATCATAGCACAGTGGTAGTGCAGGGCTTTTGTAAAGCCAAGGTCGGGGGTTCAAATCCCTCTGATGGCATATTATGAAAATAGCATATAACGTCTTAAGTCGAGAATTACTTGACGATTGCTTAGATAGTTTAAATGAAATGATACCTCAGCAATGTTGGTCTTCCAGTAATATGATATGGAAGCCACATTTGAAGCAGGGGTTAAATGGTAGTTGCTTAACATCTCTTGTTCCGCATGATTTAAACTTAGAAATACAACGTGAAATTAGAAGATATGTCCCAGAACATACCAAAATAATGTCACAATATTATATTTGGCAACCTAACTCTGGTATCGCTATTCACGATGATGAACATCATATATTTGGTGCTACAATTTATTTGAATCAAGACTGGCATCCCAATGCTGGAGGATGGTTTATATGGGCAGATCAAGGTACAGAAAGATCTGGAATTTATAAGGCCATATTACCAGAGTTTAATTCTATGGTAGTAAATGACAATTCAGAACCACATTTGGTTACTTCTGTTTCTCCAGATACACCAGATTTTAGGTATACAATACAAATATGGGGTGATTAACGGTTCAAATCCATAGTAGTTAAAATTTTAGAACCGAAGTCGTGTTAAGGGATTTACTGGTATAAATAAATCGAGAGATCTTATGACGACGGCTCGGACGAATTATGCCATTAACAAGACTGGATAACCTGATTACTAGTAAAACAGGTAAGTATCTATATGTTTCACCAGATGATTTTAACGCAACAGATGCGTTATCAAACAGAGGTAACTCCCCAGTAACTCCATTTAAGAGCATCCAGCGTGCTTTTATTGAGATTGCTAGGTATTCATATCTACCAGGTTTCGACAACGATAGATTTGACCAATTTACTATAATGCTGATGCCTGGCATCCATTATATTGATAACAGGCCAGGTCTTGCAGATACTAGTGATATTGATGTATTTGGTTTTGATCAAGCAAATAATGCTTGGACAGATAATTCTATCTTAGATTTATCTAATCCTGATAATATCTACTATAAGTTTAACAATACTGAGGGTGGTGCAATCATTCCTCGTGGATCTTCTCTTGTTGGTTACGATCTTCGTAGAACTACATTACGTCCATTGTATGTTCCCGATCCAGCATCTTTATTATCTCCACGTACTGCATTATTCAACGTAACTGGTGGTTGTTATTTCTGGCAGTTTACTATTAAAGATGGTCAGACAACATCTGAATCTCCTCTTTATAATGCTTCAGCAGGTACTGGTGAAGTTTACTATGATCCTACAGATTTCACTAAGAAAACTGCTCCTAATTATTCTCACCATAAACTAACTGTATTTGAATATGCTGATTCAGAAGAGTTAGGTCTTTATTATAGAAAGATTGCTAAGGGATTCTCTGCATATCAACCTACTATTGATGATCCAGGTGAATTTGATCAGAGAGTTCAAGAGAACAGAATTGTTGGTCCTCTATCTGACTCTCGTGTTATTGAGTCTTTAAAGTTTACTGATAGTACTACTGATCCTTCTATTCCTCCTTCAACAACAGAAATTGAAGTAACAACTAAAGTTGATCATGGTTACTTCCAAGGCCAGTTTGTTGGTATTTCTAACACAGAAATTGATGATGTACTTGAAGGTATATTCCCAATCACAAAGATTGATCAGAATGATACTCGTAAGTTCATTTATGAAGTTCCTGTTATAGCAACTGCTATCGGAACTAATATAGTATCTGGTCAGACAATAAGTGTAGATACTACTCCTGCATTAGGTCAGAACGCACAGACATTAGCAGAAGTTGACTCTGTTGAATCTGCTTCTCCATACGTCTTTAACTGCTCCATCCGTTCAACATGGGGTATTTGTGGTATCTGGGCTAATGGTCTAAAAGCAACTGGATTTAAGTCAGTTGTTATTGCACAGTATACTGGTGTATCACTACAGCAAGACGACAGATCATTCATTAGATATGATGAGTATTCAAATACTTGGAACCAAGCATCCTTAACAGATGCATTTGCAACAGTACCTTACCACACTAAGGGTGATTCATATTGGAAGGATGACTGGAGAAACTTCCACGTTCGTGCTTCAGAAGATGCATTCATTCAGTGTGTTAGTATCTTCGCTGTTGGTTATGCTGATCACTTCCTAATGGAAAGTGGTGGTGATATGAGTATCACCAACTCTAACAGTAACTTTGGTAATACATCTTTACATGCTATTGGTCATAAGGGATTCTCCTTTAACCAAGATAAGGGTGGATATATTACTGATATTATTCCTCCTCAACAGGTTGTAGATAGTGCTACTAATGTAGAGAAGATTCAATATTATACTGTTGATATTCAAGGAACAATTCAAAATCCTACCAACTATACTAAGTTATTCTTAGGTAGTGAGGATATTATAGACCCATTGACTCGTCCTGCTGCAACAATTACAGGATATAGACTTGGTGCTAAAACAAATGAAAAATTAAACGTAAAACTTGAGAAAGGTGCTGTTGGTGATGAGTTCTTTAATGTAACTCTAGAACCAACAGGTTTTGTTAAGTATATCGCTAAAGGATCTATATTAAATCCAAGTGGATATGCTATTAATAATGTATATGCTGACGCTGCTAACTTGATTGAAAGCAACAGACGCATGATCCAAGAAGAGGTATTCGGATACATTCTTGAGAAATACCCAGATCTAAAAAATATTTCCTATGTAAATCCTGGCCTAGACCCTGCTGCAAATAGATATGCAGATGCTCGTGATCTAATTCAGGCAAACCGTCAAGAGATTGTTAATTCTGCATGGCAGAAGACGGTAGATACATATCCTGCACATTCTTCTGCTGAAGATAAGTGTAAGAGAGACATTGGATATGTTGTTGATGCTATCTCAGAAGATTTAAGAGATGGTGGTAACGCTAATATTATAGAAGCAACAAAGACATACTTTGATGGTAGTGGAAATGCTATCGCAAATGGTGTAGTTGGTGAAGAAAGAGAAGCAGTTTATGCTTTCAATAGAGCAAGAGATTTATCTAAGCAAGCAATCGCTAATCTGTTAACAGTAACAGATGAGACTATTACTATTGACCCTGCTAATGCTATCAGTGCTTCATATACTCCAACTAATGCAGTATATGATCCTGCTACAGGTGACTTAGTTCTAACAGTTGTAGGGCATGGTTATACTGTACTTGATACACTTAAGATTTCTAGTGATTCATTGACATTTACATGTGCAATGGATAATAATGTATCACAGAAGAAATATCCTCGTGTATCAGATCCTGCATATGATAAGAAGTTAGCAATCAATTCAGTTACTAGTGATACACTTACTGTTAATATTGGTGCATCACCTATAGTTAACTATGATGTTTCTAATGCAGTATATAATGAAGCAAGTGGTGAGATGGTTCTCACAGTTGGAACACATAATTTAGATTCTGGTAGTTCCATTAAGTTAGCAGATAACTCACTATCATTCACATGTACTAAGGATGGTAATAGTGTAGCACAGTCATATCCACGTCCAGGAACTGATCCTGCTGCTAATACTGCAATAGCAATTACTGGTGTTGGATCTTCTAACATAACAGCAACAAATGCAACTTATACTCCTTCTACAGGAGCATTGCAATTAACTGTTGCTGGTCATGGTATTACTGCTCCAACTACAGGAACTGTAACTGCTGCAACATATACACCATCATCAGGTGCATTAGTATTAACTATTAGTAATCATGGATTTAAGAATGGTGATCAGATAAGGATCGCAGATAATTCTTTATCATTCACATGTACTAAAGACGGTGGTGCTCAACAGAAAACATATCCAAGATCAACTGACCCAGTTAGCAACAAGTGGATACCAATTTCAAATGTAACTACGAATACATTTGAGGTTAATGTTGGATCTACAACTCTTGGAGATTTTCCACATACATTCCAATCAGGAACTGCTGGTGGTGTTGAGAAAGCAAATGGTGCAGTTAAATTAGATGATGGATCAATCACATTTAGTTGTGCTAAGGATAATAATGCTACCAACCATGCATATCCTAGATCATCTGACCCTGCTAGTGGTCAGTGGTTACCAGTTTCTAACGTATCAACAAATACATTTGAAGTTAACATTGGTGTTTCTTCTGATGTATCTGCTCATACATTTGTATCAGCAGTATCCAATGGTATTAAGAAACAAGATGGTACTATAACAATTAATGTTGGTGCTGCTGCTTCTGTTGGAGATCAGTATGCACATACATTCGTATCTGCTACTGCTGGTGCTGTAATTTCTGGTGGTGCATATGCACATACATTTGTAAGTGCAGCAACTAACTCAGTTACTATCTACGCAGATAGAATTACAAGTTCTGCTAGTCGTAATAAGGATGCTAGAAACTTAATCATAGCAAACAAAGATTATATTCTTGATGGTGCTGTTGCTGAGGTAGCAGTATATCATCCAGATTACTATAGTCCTGGAGATACACAAACTAATTCACAATCACGATTTGGTGATGCATTTAGATTCATCCGTCGTAACAGTAAGGAGATTAAGGATAAGGCCATAGCACAAATTACTATGGATCATCCTGATTTCTACTTCCCTAACGATGCAGAAACAGATGATGGATCAAGATTTGCTGATGCATATCGTTTGATTATGCAAAACAAAGACTGGATCGTAGATCGTGGTCTTGGTAATATTGCAGTACAACATCCAGATTTCTATCATACTGGAGATGCTGCAACTACTCCATCTTCCAGATTTGCAGATGGTTATCGTTTAATATTACAGAACAAAGCTTCTATTATCAATACAGTATGGGCCAATACTCTTACTGCATATCCTAATCATGTTCAGTATGAAGATAAGTGCAGAAGAGACACAGGTATATTCATAGATGCTATTGCTCTTGATGTATTCATGGGTGGTAACAGATATGCACGTAAGTTTGCATCTAGTTTCGGTAACTCACTATCTGGTGAAGAGACAGAAGCAAATTATGCATTCAACCAAGCAAGGGATCAGATGCAACTTGCTGCTAGTAACCAATTAGCAGTTCAGGATCTTACCCTAACTTCAGGTCCAGCAGATTATATTGCTGGTGGTGCTAATGTTCCTAATACAGATCCAGCAGCTTGTGCTGATGTAAGGAATGCAATCGCAACTCTTACAACTATTGTAACTGATGTTATTAGTGCTGGTAACTTGTCTGGTCTTCCAGCAGAAACCAGTTATGTTAGTGAGTTAGGTGAAGTTAAGTGTCGTAGAGACCTTGAGATCTTCGTTGAATCTCTTGCTCTTGACTTATTCATTAAAGGTAATGAGTACACATATAGATTTGCTGCTGAGTACTTCCAGAATGCTACTACACCTATAACAAATGGTGTTGAGGGTGAAGAGGCAGAAGCAAATGCTGCTTTTGCTCAAGCAAAAGAAGAGATGAAGAAGGCGGTTACTAACCAACTCTTCGTTAAAGATTTAACTATTGTAGATAAGGCACCTGGATCTGATTATGGTGAGAATGATGAAAAGAGATTCACACCAACAGATGCATCATATAACCCAACTTCAGGCGATCTTGTATTAACTATCGCAGGTCATGGATTAACTACAGGTGATTGCATTAACATTGCTGAGAATGGATTAACATTCACATGTGGAATGGATGGTAATGCAAGTCAGAAGACATATCCTACATCTGCAAGTTCAAATTATGAGAAGTATGTTCAGATAACCACTATAACAGCTGACACCATCACTGTAAATATTGGTGGTGCTGGTGCTGATCAACAGTGGACACCAAGTAATGCTACTTATGATCCTGCTACAGGTGATCTTGTACTAACAATCGGTACTCATGGCCTAGCAGTTGGTGAAGGAATTGTCATTGAGAATGACTCTTTGACCTTTACCTGTGCTATGGATGGTAATAGTACTAACAAGACATATCCTCGTGCTGGTATTGATGAGTATTCAGGTAAGTCTGCTACTATTACAGCAGTAGATTATACTAATGGTACTATCACAGTTAATATTAATGCTGCTGGTAGTAATAGAGACTTCACTCCTACTGATGGTACATACGAACCTTCAACTGGTATCTTAACATTAAATATTGGTCAGCATGGTATCGGTGTTGGTAGAAGTATTGTTCTTAAAGATAATTCATTGACATTCAGTTGTGGATTTGGTGGCGGTGGTAATGGATCATATCCAAGACCAGGCACTGACCCTTATGCTGGTAAGTCAATTCTAATTACTAATGTTGGTGCTACTCAGCATACAGTAACTAACGCAGCATACACAGCTGCAACTGGAGCACTAACTCTTACAATTCCTACACATGGATTCTCAAATGGCGATTACGTTAAGATCGCTGATAATTCTTTGACATTCACATGTGATAAGGATAATAATTCAAGCACACATACTTATCCTCGTACTAGCGATGCTGCTAGTGGTAGATGGTATGCTGTAAGTAATGTAACTGCTAACTCCTTCGATGTTAACGTTGGTGCAGCAGGATCATTCGGTCAATTCAATCATACATTTGTATCTGCTACTTCAAATGGTGTAGACAGACAAGATGGTTGGATCACAATGAACGTTGGTGTTGGTACTGGTAGTAACAACGAAGCACATACTTGGGTTTCTGCTTCTACTGATGCTGTTGAGTTCAGACCAAATACAACTCATACATTTGTAACTGCTTCAAATAATGCAATTAAGCATCTTCCACAAGCAACTCATACATTTGTAAGAGCTGCTACTGATTCAGTTATCTTTGGTGCTAATACAGATAACTCAATTAATACTCAGTATAACTGTGCTGATGTACAAGCAACTATTGATACTCTAGGTACTATTGTAACAGATATCATTACTGCTGGTAATCTTAACTCTCTACCAAAAGAGATCAACAATGGATCTGGTGGAGTACATGAGAGTAAGTGTTTCAGAGATATTGGAATCTTTATAGATGCTGTTGCTACTGACTTGTATACCACTGGTAACAAGCATACAAGAGCATTTGCACAACAATACTTCTCTGATACAACAACACCTATCCTTAATGGTTTTGTTGGAGAGCAGACTCAGTACACAACTGCTCTTAATGCTGCTGTAACTCAAATGAGAAACGCAGTTACTCAGTCAATGTATGATAAGGATTTAACTATCACTGCTGATAATGCTCCTGGATCACCTTATGGCCAGACTCAGCAACAGTTTACTCCTTCTACTGCAACTTATGATCCTGCTACAGGTGACTTAGTTCTAACCATGAATGCTCATGGATTAAGTGTTGGTAATAGAGTTAATATTGCTACTGGATCTCTTACATTCAGTTGTAACTATCAAGGAAGTGTAGGACAACAGAGTTATCCTCGTTCCAGTGACCCTGTAAATGGAGCATATATTGAAATTACTGCTGCTGATGCTAATACTATCACAGTTAATGTTGGTAGAGCTAAGTTTACAAATGAAGTTCATACATTTGTAAGTGCATCTGCTAATGCAGTTACGTTTGCTGGTAATACATCTAATCAGTACAATGATGCTTTATGTTCTGATGTTCAGTCAGCAATCGTAACACTTGGTACTATTGTAACAGATGCCATTACTAATGGTACTCTTGCTGGTATGCCAGTAGAGAACGCAGGAACATTCTTAACAGGTGAAGCCAAGTGTCGTAGAGACATGGGTATCTTCGTTGATGCTGTTGCACAAGACTTATGGTTCGGTGGTAATGAATTTACTATCGCTGCTACTAAGGAGTACTTTGATGGTAACACATTACTAGGTAATGGTGTTCAAGGAGAAGTTGATCCAGTGATCACAGCATTCAAACGTGCTGCTGATTTGATGAATCGTTCTCTTAACAACCTATACTATGTTAAGGATACAACAATCACATTAGATCAGGTTGGAGAACCAGCAATAGTCTCTAACATGCACGCTGATGCACATGATCTAATCCGTACAAATAAAGAATTTATTGCTAGAGAAGCATATGAAAGAATGAAGGTAGATTTCCCTTCATATACTCCTTCTGCTGGCAACACAATGCAGGATTGTTTAGATGATATCTATGATGTCTTAAGAGAAGTTACATGGGATGTTAAGTTCGGTGGTAACAGTAAGACATATGATGTTGCTGAAGGATTCATTACTAATGAGTTTGGTGGAGTTAACTACACAACAGTTATTGAAGACGATAGAAGAGATGAGATCGTTCGTGTTTATGAGTATGTTAGCAGCATTGCAATAGAAGTTCTTAACAACCTAACAGTTAGTGTTAATGGTAACAACCCATTAACTCAGACTAAGGATCTAACAATCGTAGAAGATTGGGATCTACCTGCTAACTTACCACATTGCGGTTCAGTTGTTGCTGATGTTGATACATTAATTGGTATCCTTATACAGTCACTTGGAACTACAACTGGTGGTGTTGGTAATCTTTCTGGTATCGTTAGAACTGCTGCTGGTTATGATGCAGTAACAGATCATTACAACCACACATTTGTTAGTGCTACTTCTAGTGGAATAACAATAGTTTCTGGTGGATCATTAACTGCTACTAATGCAACTTATACTTCACAGTCTGGTGATTTAGTTATCACTGCTGCATCTCATGGATTAAGTAATGGTGATAAGATAATCATCACTAACAATTCATTGACATTCACATGTGATAAGGATGATAACTTCTCACAACATTCATATCCTAGAACAACAGATCCTGTTTCTGGTAAGGAAATAGAAGTATCTGGAGTTACTACTGATACATTCACAGTTAATGTTGGTGCAGGTGGAGTTGGTAGAGTAATTTCATCAACATCTGATCCAGCATATGATACTGCATTGCCAGTTAGTGCTGTTGATGCAACTTCAATTACTCTTAATGTTGGACCTTCTCCTGATAAGTCAGTTCATACATTCTTGAGTGCATCTACAGGTGCAGTAGTTTCAGGTGGTAACTATCCTCATACATTCTCACATGCTGCTAAAGGTGCATTAATTGCTGGTGGTGCATATGCTCACACATTTGTATCTGCTACAACTGGTGCTGTATCATCTGGTGGTAACTATACACATACATTCATATCTGCTGTTAATAATGGAATCACAGCAAATACGGGTACTCAATACACAGTAACGGGTGCTGCATATGATCCTGCTTCAGGTGATATTTCATTCACAAGTGTAGGCCATGGATTATCAACTGCTAATACTATTACCATTGCTGATGGTGCATTAACCTTCAGTTGTGATATGGATAATGATGTTAGTCAGCATGTATATCCACGTTCAACAGACCCTGCTTCTGGACAATCACTAGCAATTACAAGTGTAACTACAGATACATTTACAGTTAATGTAGGTTCATCACCTATCGTTCAGTTTAATGTAAGTAGTGCAACTTATAATCCTGCTTTAGGTGATCTAGTATTAACTATTGGTGCTCATTCATTAGCAGTTGGTACAAGCATTAAGATTGCTAACAACTCATTGACATTCTCTTGTGAGATGGATGGCAATACTGCTAACAAGACATACCCTCGTGTAAGTGATCCAATTGCTGATGAGGCAGTTACAATTACTGCTGTTACTGGAACAACAATCACAGTTGATGTTGGTACAACACAAGAAGTTAAGTACGATATTTCAGACGCAACTTATGATGCTGGACTTGGAAGATTAACATTAGATATTGGAACACACGATCTAATGATTACAGATGGTGTGAAGATTGCTAATGATTCATTGTTCTTCTCTTGTGGAATGGACAATAACGAGACTGTTAAGTCTTATCCAAGATCAACAGATCCAATATACAATACATCACTTGAGATTACAAATGTAGACAAGACATTCCATACAGCAGGAGCTGGTACAGCATATGATCCTGCAACTGGTGTCTTGACCATTGGAATGGCAAATCATGGATTCAATGCTACAACATATGATACTGTAACTAATGGTTCTTATGATGCTGCTGCTGGTCAGTTAGTTCTTACAATTCCTAATCATACTTACAGAAATGGTGATAGGATAAGAATTGCAGATAACTCACTAACATTTGAGTGTAGTGCTGCTACTGGTACTCATACATTTGTAAGTGGTGTTGCTGATGCTATCTCATCTGGTGCATCTAACTTCACAGCACAGGCTGGTACAACATACAATCCTGTCAGTGGTGATATGCAGATCACTCTTGGTACTCACAGTCTTACAACTGCTAACACAATTCAGATTGCAGATGGTGGTATTACATTTACTTGTGATGCTGACAATCATGCAACTAATCATTCATATCCAAGATCAACTGACCCTGTATCTGGTACAAACATTGCCATCACTGCTGTAACTGCTACAACTATTACAGTTAACGTTGGTATTGCTAATCCAACAGGTAATGCTAAATCATATCCTCGTGCTGCTGATCCTGTAAGTGGAAGATGGTTATCTGTTACTAATGTAACTGCTAATACAATTGAAGTTAATGTTCTATTAGGTACTCCATCTACTAACTCTTCAGTACATACATTTGTATCTGCTGTTGCTAATGGAATTGAGAAGGCAAATGATTCTATTAAAGTATTTACAGATTCTCTTACATTTACATGTTTGAAGGATGGTAATACAGTACAGAAGACATATCCTAGAGCATCTGATCCAATAGCGAGTAGAGCGTGGTTACCTATCTCTAATGTAACACAGAATTCATTTGATGTGTTCGTTGGTAAAGGTGGTCCTAATGCTCAGTTTGATCATACATTTGTATCTGCAACAAGCAATGGAATTTGGAGACAAACTGGTAAGGTTTGGGTTAACGTTGGAACTACCACAAATGTAGAGCATACACCTACTGCTGCTGATTACAATCCAACAACAGGTGAATTGGTACTAACTATTGGTTCTCACTCACTAACAGTAGGTGAGAGTGTTAAGTTAGGAACTGAATCCTTAATCTTTACATGTGCTACAGATAATAATGCTACTAAACATGCTTATCCAAGAGCAGCAACGATAACACATCCAAGTACATATGCCTTTGGTAATTGTTCTGATGTTCTTGCTACTGTTGATACCTTGATTGGTATTGTTGGAGACGCATTGAAGGCAGGTACATTAGACACTCTACCATCACTAAGCAGTGGTGAGTGGGATTGTGCTAACGTTCGTGGTACAATAGAAACATTATATGACATCATAACAGATTCTATTACTGCTGGTAATATCAGTGGCCTACCTACAGTTAATAAAGGAGACTTTACTCTTAACAGTGAGTCATCTAAGTGCTTCCGTGATATTGCATTCATCACAGATGCTGTTGTTAATGACTTAAGACTTGGTGGTAACATTAATAGTGTTCAGGCTGGTGAATCTTACTTCGTTGGTAATAACCTAGACTTCATTGATGCTGAGAAAGCAGAAACTATTGATGCTTACAACTATGTTGGATCAGTAGCAACTGCTGCTATGAGGAACTTTGATGTTCTTGTATTCAATTGCTCTACTGATCAGACAGCTATAGTTGATGTTGGTGATACAAGAGGTATCATCATTGGTATGAGTGTTACTGAGTATGATGAGACTGGTGTATCACCTTATGTCAATGGTGCATTACAACCTGGTGCAACACCAATTTATACTAACATACCAGAAGGAACATATGTTAAGAGAATTGTTGATAATACTAAGATTGAACTTGGTGTTATCAATTCTAGATTAATTACTGGTAACACAGTCAATACTTTACAAACAAGTAGCACAACTAATCTATTCTTTGCATTCACTAAAGGTGCATGGGCTGATACATTACCTCAAACAGATACATCTATCACTCAGGATACAACAACTGCTCCTGGATCTTTACAGTGTGCAAGTACAGCTGCTGCTATCGACACATTGATAGGAGTATGTACTACAATTATTAATAGTGGTGTTGGATCAGTTACTCGTCAAGAACAGACAGTTAATACTGCATTACTTGCTTCCAGAGCAACAGTATTCACTATTGATACAACTGGTACTGGTTCATCTAATGCTCACGACTTCGAGACTGGAACTCCCGTAAGATTGGTTCCAAGACCCCGTTTCGATACAGTCACACAGAAGTATGTTGAGGTTGATAAGAGACTTGTTAGACTACCTAATGGATTCTCTACTAACCAAATCTACTATGTAATTGCTCCAGGTAGAGTTACAGTACCAGAAAATTATAATGGTACTACATTCTTCAATGGTAGTGATCAAACCAAGTTGATGCTTGCAACATCAAAAGAAAATGCTGCTGCTGGTATCTACATCTATGCATCTGAAACTGATGCTATTGATCCTGATGTTGAGATTGATATCTATCAGTTTGTTCTTGATGATAAGTACGATCTTCACACATATAAGTGTGAGTTAACTAATGCAGTTAATGCTGGTATTGAAACTGATATTTCAAATATCTTTGATAAGCCATCTGCATCTACTACTCCTCATAGAGTATTCTTTAGAGGAATTGATGGTGGTGACTTACCTTTAGTTGCTACAACATATGTTAGTGGTAATAATTCAGCAGTTGCAGATCTTGCTACTGGTAGACTTAATGGTAAGACAGAGTTCTATGCTCGTTACCAAAATGCTAAGGTATTTACCATCCATGAAACACATGCTGATGCTATTACTGGAGCAAATCCAATAACATTCCAGTCTGGACAAACATTATCATTTAATGTATTTGCTAACAAGCGTAGAAGTCCATTCCAGTTTGAACCTGGATTCACTGATAATGTAACTACAACTGGTAAGTGGTATGTTCAGACTAAGGATGAGCATACAAGCAGCGATAATATATTCTGGAGAATTCATCAGAATGATTATGCTGATAGACCTAAGACCACTGACATGTGGTATGAGCGTCTTAAGGATGTTCGTGAGGCAGATGAAAGAACATACAAGTTACGTTATGTTATTCCTAAGTATCTTGAGAACGCAAGAGATCCTATCAATGGATTTGTTATCAAGACAAGAACTGACGATACTCGTAAGATAATTCCACAGAAGATCTTATTGAAACCTGTAAGTGGTAACCAATTTGGTGCTAGGTTCGAGAACCCAAGACAAGCAGGTGAATATATTGGATACACTGATACAGACTTTACATCCAATAACTTAAACAAAGATCTTGCATATGATCCATATAGAAAGGATCTAACTGGTGCTGGTATTGATTACCGTGCATTTATTCGTACAACCAGTGGTATTCAGGCCACAATTCAGGGTGCTCGTTATGTAGCAGATCAATTAGATAATTCTATCAATTATCTTGAACTAACTGTTTATGACCATGCAGTTGACATTGTTAACTATCCTGGATTAAGAAACGATAAGTTTACAACAGTTAAGATCACTGCTCCTCAAGGTGGAGACTTTATAACCAGTAAGACACAGAGTATTACTGCTAACCAAATTGAATGGACTGGTAATTCATCTGGACTTGGTAATATACATGGCTACTACTCAGTTGGAAGTGACCATTACCTAATTCTGAAAAATTTACGCGGCGGAAAATTAGAGTTCTCAGAATTCACTCAAACTAGATTCACTCAAGGATCTGTATTCGCTGATATGGTAGAGGATCAGGACTTTGGTAAGTCATTACCACTTAAGACCTTGATCGCTAAGGGATATCCTGAGTATTACTATAAGCAAGATGGTGCAAATGTTTACACTATTACTCCTGGTGATACTGTAACTGACAGTGCTGGTGTTCAATACTATGTTGAGTCTGTTACTGATGCTGGTATCATTGATGATACATTCTACATCTTTGGTTATGAGACATTACAGAAACGTATCGCAGGTCAGCAAGATGGTGTTTACTATCTAACTTGCTTACGTGGTAACATGTCACCATTCCCAACTGGTGCTGGTGCTGGTGGAAACTTCCAGAGATTCAAGTTCTCTCAGCCAGTTAGCAAACTATATCCTCTAAACTACAGAAACGATCCTCTCTGGTTTAAGAACTCAGGTACAACAAACGAAGAGAAAAATCTATATGCTAATTTAATTGATCCACCTCAAGCGTTCTCTGCTGCTGATAACTATACTCATGGTTTAGTTACAGTTAACGACTATAAGAACTCTGTAACAAGAGAAGGTGTTGAGGATCTAATTAAACAACCTGCTTTCATTGAGAACACATATACTGGTTCTAATAAGATTCAGGCACAACTTGGTAATGCAACCTCTGGATCAGAAGATAGATTAATTCCTATCGCTGGTAACAGTACAGTTCTATCAGATCAAAGATACTACGTTGAATTACGAAGACCATCTATCGCAAGAGCAGGTAACCACACGTTTGAATACCTTGGTTTTGGTCCAGGTAACTACTCAACTGGTCTACCAGCTAGACAGGAAGTAGTTCTAACACCAGAAGAAGACTTCTATGCTCAGTCTAAGAAGCAAGATGGTGGTATTGTATTCTACACTGGTATTAACTCACAAGGTGACTTGTACATTGGTAATAGAAGAATCAATGCTATCACAGGTGAAGAAACATTTATAGATGCTGCTACATTACAAGATGATGGAGATAAGGATGATGTAATTGGAAGTCTAGTTACTACCTTTGACACCCCTGTAACATTCAACCAGAATATTACAGTCGTTGGTGGAGAAGGAACACTACCTAATACATTTGAATCTCCTCTAATTGTATCTGTACAGGATAATGATCTAACACAGGAACGTCATGCTGTTATTGTTCGTTCTAATGTATCATCTGTTGATCCTGTAACACAACTAGAACAAGATGAGTCATTAAGTAGAACTGCATTCACTCCACCAACTAAGGGTGATATTCAGATCAGTAAGAACCGTGTTAATGCTGCTATCTTTGGATTTAATGCCAGAGGTAATGGTCAAGAGTACATGTTCCAGACACATACTGGTGGTACTGGTTCTCTTCCATCTAATATGACACCAAACAATAGTGATTTGGTTGGCAACCCTGGTGGAACTAGACTTGCTAGTGAACAATACACCATGTATGGTAATGTTTTACCAAGACCAGGTGATGTTTTACTCAAAGGTAAGGAAGTAGGAAGAACTGGTTCACTTGGATGGATATATGCAAACTACTATGAACCAATTGCTGATACAAGTATATTCACTATTGAGTTTATTAATTCTGGAAGTCTAGTTAA